GACCATCCAGCAGATTCAGCGTTAGAATCAGCAGAAGCATCAGCTTCTCCAAGAAGTCTTACAAAAGTAACAGGTGTTGTTTGTGAAGCAAGGTGAGCCTGAGCAGCATAGACACCATAAGTTGGTCCCAAACTATTTCCATCTCTCCATACGTCATTGTCTTGTCCACCTTTACCGGAAATTCCTTTTCCGAAGATGGTATTAAAGTCATCAAGTGTTTTAACCTTAATTGGTTTCATTGCGGGGCCTGATAGAGCTCTTCCAATTATCAAAGGTCCGACATCATCAGATACAACATCTGGTATGCGACTCTCGTCAATTTCACTTATCAATACACCGGGTGAAACAAAATCAAATTTTCTAGGCATTAAAATATCTCCTTATTAATACATTTATCTCTTATAAATAGTAAGATAAAAGCGCAAACGCTCTAATCTCTGTAATCCTTGTCTTTCTTTTTCCAAGGGATTTGGTCTCCAATAATTCTACGCTCTCCTGTGATTCTAACTTTTACTTGGTTTTCCCTCCTAGCAAGGTCTGGTTTCTTTCTAGAATATCCCTCTCCGTTGAGGTGACCAAGTACTTTTATATCAATTTTTGTCTCAAACATTCTTTCGTCTTCACCGATGTTTGCAGCATTATTGTTCATAGAAAAATCTTGTTGGATGAACGCTTCGTATCTATGGCCATCTTTTTGAAATATAAAAGAATTTATTTGACCAGTTCTTGTTATGAACGGTTGCATCAAATCGTTCATTTGTTGCTGATACTCTGTCCTCAAAGTGATCGAATAGACCATAGTAACATAAACAGGTATTGGAGAGTTATATGTTTCGTAAATAATTTGATTATTTTCGTCAACCTTTCCTGTTTGTTGTTTGTTCTTACTGTCTTGTTGAACTATAGAGGATTGAAAGTTTTGAGTTTTATCTTGATTTATTCTAGAATCAACAGGAACAGATCCTCCTTTGTAATCATCAACTTCTAATACGTTCGCTTGATAAGCTCCTTTGAAGTTCGGGTCTTTTGTCATCGATGAGCGGTTTATTGTTATCAAAGGAAGTATCAGTTTTCCAACTTTATCTCTGATTCTTGCGTCTTTTTTAATTTGCCAAACCCTTTCAGTACCAAGCCACAATACGGGAACTTTGTAAATTCCTCTATTGGTCCTTGTGTGTACATCTAAATCACCATCAACCCATTCGAACAACCCAGTGTCTATTGTCTCGATTGTTGAGGCTTGAAAGTGTATATATTCATCGTTACTCGGCATTAAATACTCCATCTCGTGCTCTAATACACTCTGCTATGACTTCAAACTGAACGTCTGCTTGTCCAAACAAGTGTTTTGGTTCATTTGTTTTGACTATCTCGTAAAATATCTTTCCATACTTTACAAAGTCTCCCTCTCTAATAAATAGGTCTTGATCTTCGGTTAAACGTCGCTTGTGAAACATAACCTTTAAGCCGGTCTTCTTATCGAGAGCCATGTTCTCGAGGAAATTGGTCTCGACTCCTCCATATTCCACTCGAGCATACACTCTTATAGGTGGAAGGAACGTTTTCTCGATTGCTTCTCCATATAATGGGTGAAAATTAGTGTGCTGGATGTCAATTGGGAAATAGAGCAACTGTTGACCAGCGACCCGTTCGATAATCTCATCATTAACTTGCTTTACAAGATTCTTTTCCTTCTCTCCAAGGAACATCGGAGGTGGTGGTGCATCTGGTTTTTTCCATTTATTATCGGCCATTTATTTATCCTACGAATATCTTGAGAGGTGCATCCGAGATGATGTCTTTTGCCTTTTCGGTCATAGCCGCATCGGTTTCTATAAGCTTACTATAGGTTATTTCATCCAATTGTTTCTGGAGCTCTTCTTTTAGCCCTTGTTTCTCTTCTTTTGCTTGAGCCAACAAGTCCGAAGCGTTCAAACTGATATTGTCTCCGGGAATTGGAATATTACCACCGAACTTTCCTCTAACTTGACCAAGAATTTCCTTAGATAAGGCCAAAGCATATCTTCTAATCCACTGTTTACCGATGGAGTTAATTTTTTCGTATGGAAGATTCTCAAAAGGGATTGTATTCATGTTGTTTACACCATCTAATCCCATATTATTATCATCAGTCCAAATTTCTCCATCTTCAATTGTAAATTTAAACCAGAATTTTTCCGGAGATACTGAACTTGGAATCGGAAACAACCTAAGTTGATTATCGATTATCTCATATGAATAATGAGAGGTTCTTGTATAGAGGTGATCTTCATAAGACATCGCTTGCAACTTGTTTTGCCAAGCTGGGATAACCTGAAATGTTGAATCATCAGCATATTGACCGTAGGTGTGCATATCGCCAACAACATTTAAGCCACCGTAGTATCCATAGAATCTCCACATTTGTTGAGGGGAAACATAATACATCTGTCTTATTTTAACTCTTGGGTTCCCGACCATTTTATTATAGAAAGGTGAACTACTGTCATTTGCCGATGAAGATACAACACTTTGAAGGTCATAATCTTGTTTATCACTTACGATATCTATGGAGGCACTATAAACGGTCTGTGTGCCGCCTATTCCAGCCTCGGTGGCAAACGTATCACCAATGCGAAAAGCCGCCTCAAATGAGAACTTAGGATACTTTAATGCATAATCTTGAGGACCGTCTGTTATTTCGCCTCGATGGTTGAACGAACCAGTCGTTGAACCAAGAGCAGAGCCGATTACATTCTTGGTTTGGTGCATATTTATGATATAAGAATATTCAAGACATGACTCTTCATAAGCAGCAAACACACTTCCACTTGTTATCTCGACATCTAATATATCTCCGCCAAGTCTTTTATATACAAAAGCAACTTGAGCTACTGCTCCTGTGACAAAAGCAACAGAACCAGAGTAGGCGCCTATGGGGCATGCATCTGTAACTTCCGAAAGCGCAGCAGTGGACCCATTAAAGCTAGCTGTTTTTGGTAAAACTATTGCTGTTGTTGTTGATGTTGGTGTTAAAGTTGGTAATGACATTCATTGTATCTCCGTTCTATTGTAAGTAGTTTTGCCTTAAAGAAAAAGCCCCAAGCATATGCAAGGGGCAACGGAGGACTAATATAATATTAGTAATTAGTTTTCTTTAGGAGAATCTACTTTTTTCTTAGTGTCTTTGGCTTTCTTTTTAGCAGCTTCAGCTTTTCGTTTAGCAGCAGCTTCTGCTTTTTTCTTGCGAGCGGCTTCTTCGGCTTTACGCTTAGCTTCGGCCTGTGCTTTTCGTTTAGCTTCGGCTTCTTGTTGAGCTTTTCGAGCTGCGTCTTGAGCGGCTTTGATAACGGCTTCGGCAGCAGCTTTCTTTTTGGCTTCTTCGATTGGATCAATAGGAGCATGGGCGCCAAGTTGTTCTCTTATTGCTTTTGCTTCGGGAGTTCCTTCTTGAACCTGTGAAAGTTGTTGTAATAGCTTTGCCTTACGGGCTCTGCTTATAAATTTAACTTTGCTTGACATATTTGTCTCCTTGTGATATTATACTAAATAGTATCATTAATCGCTTTTGTCCACTCTGGTTTCTGTAATGGTTAATGCTAACTCTTTTATGTATTCTAAAAGATTCTTTTGTTGTTCTTGAAGGTCTCGGACTTGTTGTTCTAAAACTTGGATTCTTTGTTCTTTCATTTTGTCTCCTTGGTTTATTAAATAGTTTTTAAAAAAAAGAAAACCCCCAACCAAAAGGAAGGAGGTTTGTGTGGTATTCTTTTGAAACTCTTTACTATTGCACGAGAGGAGCAGCAGCAATTGAATTAACAGCTTCTGCGGCACCGCTTGATCTGCTGAGTAATGCCCAACCAGAAGCAGTCCAAATACAAGTCACTGTTTCACCAATGTTGGTCAGAGTAAAAGTATTATAACTCCCAGCTGTTGTAGCTGGAGTTACTTGAAACGCGTTTGTAGCATGTAAGCTTACAAAGTATTTAAGCTGCCCAACAGTTGTACCATTAGCCAATGTAACAGCCATTGTGTCACCATCTGACGTAACAAGAGATACTGGTACAGTTATACTAGCAGCTCCAGCAGCAGTAATGGCTTCTGTGCCTAAAGACAAAGCTGCGGCACCTGAGATGCTTGGCGCTGTCAATGTTGAGTTTGTGAGATCTAAATCTCTATCTACTGTTTCTAACAGTTTTTCCATTCGGCCTAAGCCCATTCTTCGATTTCCCATAATATTTCTCCTTTTTTATAATTATGGACCCGTTTTCTGGTCAGTTTCTACCAGCCCCATTCCGGTAGAGACAGTGAGCAGGGGCCTCGCTCAAAGGAGACCAGAATTCAAGTCGTAGTAATTAGTATCTAGAAATAGAAAAGCCCCAAATCCGAAGATAAGGGGCATTTCATTTTAAGGTTATCTTCTTACTCAGTCAAGGACTAAGCTCCAGATTCGCCAAGGAGACCACGAATGATAACAAGACCGTACATGTCAGGACGTACCATCTTCTTAGCATAACGAGTCATTACACCTTTACGAGGAACAAAGTCTTCTGGTCCGAAGATAGTTGGAGTTACTTGTAGAGGCACATAAGGTGCATATACGTAACCTGATTCTAAGAAAGAACCACCTTTACGTCCAACGAGCATTAAGTTACGAGGGAAGTAAGGGTCAACGATAACGTCGAACTTGCGAGAAAGACTTCCGGCCTTAACAGCACCAATGTCACCTTTATCAGCGTCAGCAGTTACGTTAGCACGGAATCCAGAGGTGAACTCAAGGATATTAGCACCTTCAGGAGAACAAACTACATAGTTAGCTCCGCCACGAAGTGTCTTTCTGTGGATTTGAGCAGAAACGTCATTGATAGTTTCAATAAGAGTCTCATACCATTCAGAAACAGTTCCGGTAAAGTCAGGAGCAGCAGAAGTTGCACCAATTTCAGTACCAGTTTCTCTGTTTACAAATAGTCCGGGAGAACGAGCCCAGTAGTAAGTGGCAGCAGTTGCGCCATTTACAAGGTCAGCAAGGATCTCACGGTCAATCTCAAGAGCAATTTGCTCAGAAAGAATAGAAGTCAATTCAACTTCAGCATCAATATTATGGTAAGCATTCAAATCTTGACCCAACTCAGGTGTCCATTTAGCTTTAAGCTTCTTGGTCTGGGCTGTGATCGCAGTTGAATCAACACTGATGTCGATTTCTGGGATTTCTGCTAACCCTTCAAGTGCAAATAAATCACCAACAATGGCACCAACCGAGGTTGCGCCAACGTTGTCATATTGATCCTTGATAGGAACTGTAATATGAGCAGCGTTGGTGGCGTTAGCCAAAGCAGCTTGAACAGCGACAGCGGCTCCGCCGGTCTCAATTGAGAAGATAAAACGAACTGATTCGCCTTGACCATTCAAAGACTCAGCAGTAGTAACCTTATCAGTCAAACGACGGATTTGCTTCATTGTAGCTGAATTAGAAACAGCAGTAATATCTGTAGCTAAGTCAGTAACGTCAAACTGGAATGCAGATAGATTGTCATAATCAACATCACCAGTGGAACAAGTAAATGCTGAGGTTTTAAGATCTACAACGACAATTTTATAAGTACTATCATCAATAGTTAAAAGATCAGGATCAAACTTAATGATTTTCTTGTTTGCGTCCGTTACAGCACCATCTAGATCAAAGACGAGTGCGCGACCGTCACCAGTAGCAACAGCAGCAATAGAGCCGCTTGGAGATGCATAAGCATAACCTACAGATCCTCCACGACCGGGACCACTAAAATCTTCTTTTCCACCAGCATCAACAAGATTAACACCATCAATGATTCCTGAACCTAACTTATCAGTACCATAGATAGAACCTTCAGCAGCATTACCCATACGAGGCATTACAGCAGTAGTTCCACCAGCATCTGGTGAGAATTTGAAATCTAAGAAGAAGATCAAGCCAGATGGCAAAGACATCGGTTGAACACTTACAAGATCATTTGCAATAAGTCCGGCGAATACACGACGAACGATAGGGAAAGCAACAGCAGCAAAACCTTCAACGTCACCAGCAGCCATGCTAGAAGACTCTCGAAGAAGTTCTTTTGCTTGGTTTTCCAAAAGACGAGCCATTGTCGCCTTTTTATGTTGGGTCTCAAGACCCTCAAGAAGTCCAGTTGAGGACCACTTGTTTAGAAGTGCACTACCTTCCGCTTTCATATCACGGTTGACGATGCCTTCTGTTAATTTTTCAATTATAGACATTTTTTATACCTCCTTAATTGTATTTTTTAGTCTAGACCAGCAAGCTTTTTCATTCTCTCAGAGAAAGAATGATTTTCATTTAAAGTCTCTTGCTTGCGGCGTGGCATAACGTGGGAAAGATTGGATCTTCGATTTACGGACTCACTAAGTGATTGTGGAGACTTTTTGGTTGCTCCCACTGTAGCTTCTTTAAGGGTCTCGTACAAAGACTTGGCTTCCTTTATTGTTTCTGCCTTAACGATGACTTCGACAATTTTTGACTTTTGTCGCTCATTCAAGGAGGCATCGCTTAAAACTTTATTTGTATATAGTAAACGGGCATTGCTAATCAATGCTTCTTCAAGCTTGTCTGTTATATCTGTGATAACTTTGTGAAGCTTGTCTTGATTTGTTTGATAAGTTGCCAATGAATTCTTCAAGCCTTCTAGCTCTCCGGTCATTTGCTCGGCACTATCTTTATATTCGTCTGATTGGCGTTTTGCCAATTCTAATTCTTGGTCGTATTTTCTCGTTGCATCGTCGGTTGTTATCCAACCATGCTTCTCGGCTCCAACATCAACAGTAAGGGCTTCGTCGATAACTTCCTCTTCATCTGTTTCTTCTAGGAGTGCAAGAAGTTCTGCAATCATTTGATCTTCATCGTTTTGGGATTCTTCCAAGAGCCCCTCGAGTCCACCAGCATCTTCTGTGGCAGGTTCAGCAATAACCTCATCTCCACCCAAACCTAACTCACCAGCAAGGTCAGCGGTTGTTTCAGTTGTCTCACCAGCAGATGATGGGTCAGCCTGAGCTTGATCTTTAATACTTTCAAGATCCAATTTGAAGTCTTCTGGGTTAAATTCAAATTCTAATTCCATCTCGACTTGTTCTCCAGTTCCCATCCCGGGATCAGAAGCATAAGGTATATCAAATTGAGCAGCACCACCTACAGCAGCAGCCTCATCAGCGATCTGTTCCTCGATGACTTCCTTACCTTCTAATAGAGATTCAACAGCAGCTTTAATTTCTGGTGCGTATTTCTCAATTACAGATTGTTCAGCATTTTTTAATGCTGCTTCACGCAACGCCTGAGCGTCTACGATTGCTTGTTCTAACATTGATGACATTAATACATCTCCTAATAAACGTTTATCAACAATAAATAGTTTAATGAATAAGAAAAGAACATTCTATTGTCAAGAGAGAGTAATGGTGCTTGTTTGAAAGAATAATTTTTTATTAATTCGCTGTAAATTCAGAGACCCTGTGCCATTCATCCGGACCGCAAACGTAAGTCATCGATTTCCAGTTGACAGCCATTGGCTTAGTCGTTTGCCCGTCAATCGTTTCACTACCGTTTGGATCTATTGTAACAGTGCCGGAACCAAAATTGCCGAGAGCATCTTTGATTATTAATATTCTGCCTAGTTCAGCGGCTTTGGCTGGAAAGTTTATTGTTCTAGCACCTGATCCTTTTACCAGCAATATATAATCGCTTGCCGTAACTGTGTATGGAAAAGAATCTACAACAGTTGTGTTCTTATATACAGCACCAGCGCTCCTTGTTGAGCCACTGACATCTAGTGTATAGCTAGGAGATGTCGTACCGATGCCGACCTTTCCGTCCTGTTCTATCACCATTCTATCAGTACTGTCTGTTTTAAACACAAGCTTATCATCAGATGGGTCGTTATATACTATCCATTTTCTAGTTCCTGCCTCGGCCCACTCATAACCCGGATGATTGCCGGCATTTCCTTCAACTCTTATTCTGCCATCAGACCCTGAAACATGTAGTTCCCTTGATGGTGAAGCTGTTCCAATTCCAACATAACCGCCTGATCCTATTCTCACTCTTTCAGCAGTACCATCACCACCGGTAGTAAAGAAACCGAGACTTTTTCCATTGGTTTGATTACCAATAACAAAGTGTTCTGAGGAATTAATTTGTATGAAGCCGGCTTCTGAACCATCATTTTCAAATTGTATTTCTCTATAATTTGCGTCATTTTTTGATATCCTTAAGCCCGCTGTTACGGAAGCACTTATATGCAATGCAGTGGTTGTGGTTATAACATCATTTTCAATCTTGAGTCTTGTTGAACCACCTGTTTGTAATTCCATTGTACCAGAACTAGAAGAAAGCTTTGAAGTGATAATCTTTCCAAATGAACCTGTGTTGATTCCTGTGATATCAATATTTGAATCCGCAACAACTGCCTTAGAAGCAGCTGCTGTTCCAGCAGTTACAGAATCTAGAACATTGATTTCAGCAGATGTTATAAACGTTGAACCACCATCCAATGATAATCCACTTGAAGCATGTAGTTCAATAGAATCTTGTTCTGAAAATGATTTTCTTATTTTTAAGGAGGCGTTGTTGCTGACATTTGGATTACTAAACACCATAGATGCACTAGAATTGTCAGAATCTTCAATGGTAAATCCTCCGTAGGAGTCAAGCAAAAGAAAGGCATCACCATTCGAATTAATATTTTCTGACAAACTAATTCTGCTTAGTTCATTTTGATTGATTGAACTACTGCCGATTCTTATGGTACCACCGGTAGCAACATGAATAGAACCTGTAACTTCTACTCCTTGATTATCTACTTTCAATCTTGTCGAACCACCTGTTTGGAATTCTATTTGGTCCTCTCCAAAATCTATCAGCGTATTTCTTTCGGCATCATCTGCTGCTTTTAGGTCTCCGATAACTTGTGAACCTTTTGAAAATTTATAAGCCATGCTGTTTCTCCTTTAACAATAAATAGAAAAAGGCCGAGCTTTCGCCCGACCTTCTTTTGAGAACATAAGATAATAATCTTGTTGTAAAAAATATTACATAATGTGCCATAGAGCGTTAGGTGCATCTCCATCATAAACAAGAGTGAAACCTGCACGAGGCGATTCTAATACGGCAGTTTGAGCACCATCAAAGTTATATCCATAACCAGCAGCACCAGTAACTGTCAAAGTAGCGGTAGTGTCAACATTCGAACCAGCTTTAACAAGAATCTGATCACCTTGTGTGAAAGACCCACTAATCGTCAATATACCAGCTGTACTGGGTTGAAGATTGCAAATAACCATTCCCACAGCAGAAATTGTGTTAGAAGCTGTAATGTTACTCATAGTATGTCTCATTGCACTAGCAGCATCAGCAGAAATGCCAGTCAAACCTGATCCATCACCAATAAAATCTTTAGCTTTAATGCTAATAAGACTAGCGCTATTTGTACCGGTACCTTGTCTTGCAACTAATTCTTGATTGTTACTGTTGCCAGCATCAACTTCATAAAGGAGTCGAGCACCATTAACATCACCTAAACCGAACAAAAGACCTGAATCTTTAGATGTGGCTTGGTTGGATGCGCCAGCAGCAACTTGAATGATTTTGTCTGCAACAAGAAGATCAGTTGAATTAATTGTTGTGGTTGTTCCAGCAACAGCTAAATTACCAGCGATAGAAACAGTTGTGCTAGCAGCACCAACAGTAAGAGTATTAGCTCCAACTGTGTCAAGAATAGTAATGTTACCAGCAGACTTGACGTCAAGGTCAGTCAAGCCTGTAATTGCCATGTCTTCACTATCAATAGCAGTAGCAATAACACTAGCAGCGATAGAACCACCGAGTGAGGTGTCTGTACCGCAAATAGTGATACCGTCATTCACCAAGTGGACGTTCACCACTGAAGCGGTAACGTACTGATCAGTACCAACTGAAGCTGCGCTCATGTGAACAAGATCGATTGAGCCATTAACATATTGGTCACTATCAATCGCATTGTCAGCAATAGTTAGTGTACCACCGCTTATAGTAGCATCGCCTGCCATGGTGGTCCAAGAAGGGTCACCAAAACCATCGGCAACAAGAATTTTGCCGACAGCTCCAGCTGCAAGAACCGAAGGGTTACCAGCAGCATCACCAACAATGATTTTACCACGGGCAATACCATCCATTTTAGCAAGGGTTACTGCATTATCAGCAATGTGAGCTGAATCAATTGAAACGTCTGCATAGTGTTGTGAATCAATTGCATTATCAGCAATGTGAGCTCCATCAATCGAACCGTTTGTATAGTGTTCTGAATCAATAGCATCATCAGCAAGTTTAGTACCGTCAACTGCGTCAGCAGCAAGGTCAGCTGTTGCTACTGATAGGTCTTTATGAGCAACAGATGTAGCTGAACTCATATCAATGGCACCTTTAATATTAAAGGTCCCCACGTTAAATTTATAAGCCATTTTTTAATCCTCCATAGATATAATAGCTGAGTCTCATATTAAAATATATGGACTCATGGACGCGAACGCCCATTTCGTTATAAATAGTAAGTAAAATTCGGTATCTACCCTAATAGATAAAGAAACTGTCGGAACCATTACTGTAAATATTTACAGCTGCATAGGGAGATTCTAACACAATTGATGTTTGACCATCAATAGTATCTGCTCCCGTCGTTAGAATCGTTATATTGTTTGAATCTGCATTTCCTGCTTCGTCCTTAACCACAAAGTATTGCCCAGAAGTATAGCCAGATGCTGCTGGTAATCTAATTTCTAATGCGGCTGAAGCGGAGATTCCCAATATTCTAGAGGAGATTGATGAGGTTACTGTGGAAGTTACGGCTGTTCTGGCATAGTTTATTCCACCGGGAATTGTAACAGTGATGTTGTCACTAGAATTGGTAGCAGTTACACCAGCACCCACAAAATCAAAAGAAGAAGCTTCTGTTGATATGTTTGAACCCTCGTCCTTAACTGTTATATCGGTACCACTACTAGAAATTTCTGTTATCTTTGTATCAAGGTAATCTCCAACATACAGATAAGCAGAAGCTGAAACAGGAACTGTTGAAGAATTATAGTCCTGTATAAAAACAACACCTGAGTAGTAATCTATCTGCCAGTCTACAGCATCGCCAGACGTTATCTCATTGGCATCACTAACTGTTCCTTTGTATAATTTTAGGAAATAAAGGTTCGGATTGGCATTTGATATTAATGGAGGTACAAGTTGTAGTGCACCTCTGGTATTATAAATTCGTGTACTGTTTGTGAAAGACCCAGTTCCTCGCTGTGGATTGGATGAGGTTGTTTCGTAGTTTGAAGGAAGTTTAAGATAATATCCATGAGCACCATTTGTTGAGGCCTCATCTCCACCACCATTTGCATCGTTTGCATCATAAATCGTATTTGATAAAGAGACAACATCTAAATAAACTTTCTCAACAGCTCCACTTATTGCAAAAGCACCAGTTGCGGGTGTATTTGGAATATCATCAGCAAAGATAGTGCTATACGGTAATGAAACATTTGAAGGAATTGATTCATTAACGTCAGAAAATACGTTGGAGGTATGGGCCTTCCCCAACAGCTTCTTAGCCGCAAATTGTGTTGATGTTCTGTTAGTTTTTCCCGTACTCATTTATTTCCTAATATGTTATCAAAATTCTTGATAAGTGACCTGTCCAATTTTTATGGGCTGTAACTTTTACTACGTAGTATTGATTATTTCTTATTTGCTTTTCTTGGAGTTGTATACCTATTGCTGCTCCACTTCCGTCAACAGTTTGATCTAAACCAGAACCGCCACCGCTGTAAATTCCAATGCCATCCGTTGTTGGTTGCACACCAGCAGAATAAGGTTTTACAACATCTCCCCAAGCAGTAGAAGTATCATCATCGCCTGTGAAATTGTTGTCATATGGAATTTTTAATTCAACATTTATGTTCTTATTGGCACCTAAGTAACCAGTGTAAAAAGCTCCTGATTTGGATATGATATTTGCATCTCCATATAAAGTAACTGTAAAAGTTGGCTTTGCCTGACCTGTTGTATTTTGGAAATATCGATAAAATGATCTAGTTGCATTTGTTAAACTTGAATAGTTTGGATTACCGGCTGGAGCCTGTAGAGAACCTCCTTGACCAGAGTTTCTTGTATCTCCAAGGTTTCCAATTTTTAAAGGAGAGATAGCGTAACCGTTTATGGTCACCACCCCATCACCATGAGCATTAGCAGCATTCATGTGAGTTTGTGAATTCCAAGCATTCGCAGAGGAGGTGGTGTCTGTTTGATTTGCATAGTTTCCGGAAACAATTCTGTATGTTTCTGTATTAAAGTATTCGTTTGTTGTGCTATTGGTACTTCCAATAGAGCCTGAATAAACCATAAAGCTAGTTTTACTTTGTGTTGAGCTAGTTAAGTCTGATTTCAAAGGATGATGTATTGCAGAGTTCACAGAAATATCATATTTTGTAAAAGCAGCAGATCCATACGCTCCTGAAATAGATGTAAGAGAATCAAACCTAACTGTTCCTGTTATTTCAATAGAGTCCTGCTCACAATCAGTTGAATTGTCAAGATTTGGTAATCCGGTCTGTGAAACACCAGAATTAAACGTTGAGACCCCATCTCCTGTGACTTTGATATTAGATATCGAACAATTTGTGGTTGTTGGAAATTGTAGAGCATTTACTTCATTAGAATAGATATTTCTATAGACATTAGCAGCAGTATAAGAATATGAAGCAGATGGTCTAGAAGCAAAGTATTTAATTCCAGATTGATAATAAATATCTAAGTGATCAAAATTAGAACAAGAAACAAAAGTTGCCGCTAGGGCATTAGAATCTGTATCTATAACCCATTGTACATAATTTGTATTTGTTGTTGAACCACCAATAATGTGTTTTATTCTTGCATAGTTCCATCCCAAGTTTTGATCGGCTGGGCCGACATAATACGAACCGGTTCTATAAGTTTTTGTATAATCTGGTATATTATCCACAGTCGTACTGAAACTGACTGATGAGACAATAAAACCACTGGTGTTTCCATTAGAGCTTGAAATCTCGTTTAAAGAAGAGATCAGATTGATTGTATGTACATCTATCCCATTCACTTCTAAAGTCAAAGAACCCGTATATGCATCTTTGAAGGAGTTGGCTGGATAATTCTTACCATTGCTATTAACATCTTCGTTTAGAGTCCCTACTAAATTTTGTTTAGTTGAGAAAACACCCCTTCTATCTCCACTAACCGTATAGGATCCATTTGAATTAATATCACTTAAAGAAATAGCAGATCCTGTTGCATTGCTGTAATTTGTTACACCATTTGCAGCTCCAAAGGACAGTTTAGAAGGAACACCAGTATTGTTCGCATCAATGTCATCTAGTGCCGCCGTTTCAGTAGCAGTGTTCGATGTTGCTCCAACACTGAATGAAAGTTCCGAAAGGTATCCACTCCAGCTTTCGTCTGCTAGGATCTTAACCATCACATTTTCACCGATAGCGATAGATTCTGTTCCAAATGTTACAAAATGAGCATTGTTGCCAGAATCAACATCATTCGCCGCTCCTGCTATCAAAGCCCCATTATTATCTGATGTGCTTCCATATACAAAGTTTTGTGAAATGTCCATCCAACCTGTGGCACCGGGCACCTTTACGAAAAAATGAAGGTTTGCCGCTGCGAGTGATGAATTGTTATATGTAGTTGAACTTTTTGTAGAGACGATCTTCATGTCCCTCTTTGTTACTCCGCTTGAGTTTGAAACAACACGATAAAATGTTCTTGTTCCAATTATTCCACTATAGTTTGGGTTACCACTAGCAATATTATCAAGAGCAGCTATATTCCCTCCATGGGGTATGTCTCCATCAACAGGGCTATAAAGTCTTTGATTATGAAAAAGCAAACCATCTTGGTGCCCATCTACATTGGAACCTGTCATGTGTGTTTGAGAATTCCAATACGAAGAGACGTTTGTTGTCGCAGCTTGGTCGTTATACGAGCTAGATACTTTTCTATATGTCTCGTCATGAAACTTTTCTTCCCAAACGGAACTGGCCAATGTTCTGTTATCAATGAGAAAACCATTACCAGTTGTAGCGCCACCCTGATTTGAAATTGTATTCTTTAACGGATGAGTCACAGTTGTATTGCTAGTGATAGAGCCACTAAATAAGGTTGAGCCATTAAAATCCAAAGAGGCGGTAACACCTAAGACTTTTGTATTGTTTTCCGATGCTCCGATGTCAGCGACGGATTGTGCGGAAGGTGTTGCACTATTTGCAACAGTAAAAGAAATAGGTGTTCCGCTAGCAGCATATATATTTCGATATAAATTATTAATATCGACCTTATATTTTGCTGTGGCATCTGTGTTGTACTTAATACCTGAAAGGTATTTGGTACCGACCAATGCTATCTCCTCTATTCTCCCATTTGAGACAGATAGGTCATTGACTGCACCTGATGGATCGTTGACCCATTCGATATAGTTTGTAGTGTTGTCTATGGTTAAACTGTGAATTACTCTCGCATAGTTCCAACCAACTTTTTGATCGCCAGCATCAACCTTGAATTTGGCAGTCCTATGTTTAAAAATATACCACTCTGCGTTGTTTCCATCATAGGAAGAAGCTGTGAGGGACACATTAATAAAACCTGATTGACTTGTAAGAGAACTAGCAGATCCCGTAAAGGGGTTCCCGCTCCCTGCCAACCCAGATAACGCAACTGAATGTATTACTGTTCCGTTTAATTCCAGCTTCAGAGTACCTTCATTTGCATTCCCAAACGCATCATTTGAATAAGCTAAGTACCCATTCGCAACAGATTCAACCGTGTCATGATTGATATACCCTGTTATGTCTTGTGTTCCATCGTATATTCCCAATCTTATGTTAGAGCCAGATGTTGCAGCTGAATAGCTGCCTGATCTACCAACAGCATTAAAGCCAGCTGTGGTACCGGAGGAGGTATAATCTGTTATTGGATAAGACGATCCAAATGATAGCTTTGCTGTAATACCATCTGTGATATCTTCGTTGATAGAATTTACTGCTGGGGCTGGGGATGGTGCCAATATTTTAAGTACTTCGTTAAAGCGATCAATTGGTACCCCGATTAGAGTCTCTGCTGTTAAATCGGTATAAAGACCGTCGGCATAGTCACCGTCTTCAGCAGCACCTAATTTGCTTTGAGTTGCTGTGCCGCCAGAAGATGAAGTGAGAACAATATTGTTGTTTGTATCTAAAGCAAGAAAACTCGATGTGGTAGCAGTACCAGCAGACAAGCCTGTTAAATGCATCGTAGAGCCAGACACTGTTCCACCTATTTGCAGATTAGAAGAGCCAGATATAGTCGTGACACCAGAGATTGCACCAGCATTCGTGATGCCTCCTGTCTGGAGGTTCAATGATGTCCCAGTGATTGCAACAAAAGAACCAGCACCCCCTGATACTGTTGTAGCACCAGCAATTGCGCCGGCGTTTGTTATACCACCGGCTTGAAGATTTAACGAAGTACCTGTTAATGTTGTGTAGTTCCCGACAGTTCCAGATATTGTTGTCCCACCAGCAATAGAGCCGGCGTTTGTTATGCCACCATTCTGTAGTGCTAAGGAGGTCCCAGCAAGGGTTGTGAATGTACCAGCAGCACCACTTACTGTACTGGAGAAAGTACCAGTTGTAGCACCGGCAATGGAGCCGGCATTTGTTACTCCTCCGTTTTGTAAAGCTAAAGAAGTACCAGCAAGGGTTGTGAATGTACCAGCACCACCTGATACAGTTGATGCAAAGGTCCCAGCAGCACCAGTGATCATTGTTGATCCTGAGACGATGGCGCTAGAAATGGTATTCGTCATTGTCGCATTGATACCAGCATAACTAAGAGCACTATTTCCTAAAGAAGAAGAAACAGCACCAGCTGTTTTCATTGAACCAGTAAATTGGTGGACATCATCGGCTGTGTCACCAAACTTTGAAGACCCAGTAACTGATAGATTTGTTACATTTTTACTAGTAACATCTAAATTAAAAGCATTGGCATTTATAGTACCCGATACATTCAGTGTACCAGTTAGCGCAACCGTTGATGATGCAACACTATATGTAAAATTAGAAGAACCGGTGAATGCCTGATCCTTCTTAATTTGAATAGAATCGTTAATACCACCAGCATTGCTTCCACTAATATATGCCCAGCCAAATTCACCCATTTAAACCTCTCTTTAAAATGTGCTACATGCGGCAAAAACATTAATCCTACTAGCATTACCGGCTACAAAAGCAACCTTGTCGATGCCATGAATTTCGTAAACTCTATAATCTCGAGAACCCGGAACATGTAAGGCGGGGGATGTAGAAGAATTTGTTGGATCAATCTCTGATGGTGCATTCCTAGCATTCTGTCCTTGTCCTCCTGTTTCTGTCTCTGGTATCTCAAACCATCTTTGAAATGCATGGCAATACCCATAGATGAAAACTGCATCGGCATTTGTGTCGCTACCATCATTTGTTTCTTCGACCAATACGTGAAGGTATCTTTGATTTTCTGTGTTGTAACCAACTGTTGTAGCAGTTATACCTCTAAGGGTATTTGTGTTTGCTAAAACTGTTATTGCTGTTCCATGTGAACCTGCTAAATTTTTGGGACTTCTAGTGCGTCCCCAACTAGTATGTTTATGTACTGACATTTTAACTCCTTAAAAACTACTATAAATAGTCTATTTTCTACGTTTTCTCTCTTCTTTCTTGCGTCTTCGGATGGCTCGTTCTTTTGCGCGTCGCCTTTTTTCCGAAGGTTTGGTATAGTGGCGTCTATCTTTCGCCTCATCAATTATACCAAGTTTTTTACATTTTTTTATAAAACGCTTTATAACACGTTCAATATTGTCCTTTCTTCGGACTTTTACTGAATAGTTTATGCCCATTACTTACCTGCCATTTTCGACCATATAGCCGCTGATTTCCCCATAACTGATGTTATATCAACACCGGCATCATTAGGGTCAACTCCTGACAATGGCCCCTGATTGTTATCGCTTGTTGGTGTTGGTGTTGGTGTCGTGCCTTCGAAGAGATTTACTCCGTTATATGCATCTCCGCCAATTGCTTCCATCATCTTATTTCTTTTCTCATCAAGTCTTTTTTTAGCCTGATCGTCTGTTTCATATTGTGGCTTTTGTTTTGTTGGAAAAACTTGTTTGGTCTCAACGATTGTCTGTTGTCCCATTCCCCTTGCTACTTCAGATACAATTGACGAAAGAGTTCCGTCTTCGAAAATAACTTCTTTGATGCACTCCTTTATCAATGGTTTGAGCATTTGTTTTAATTCATTCTTGTTCATTTAATCCCTCAATATCTTATTAAATAGATTATCTATTTGGTTTTCTTTGTTTTCTCTCATCTTGACTTTAAACATGTCGGAGCCAAGAGCGTTGCGTTTTTCGTCCGGATACACATAGGCATCTGGGGTTGAAGGTTCTGATACGATATCAAAACAAATAAGCTGAAAGTCTTCGGCTACAACTGATTGTCCGCTCATGTCTTCGTTAACTGAGCCTAATCCACGGGATGAGATTCCGAGTTTTACACCAGCATTAATAAGGTCTTTAAGGATACGACCAGATGGAGTATCAAGAACCTTGATCTTTCCCATGACATCATTTCCTTGCCACCAGCACTCAACAATCAAATGTGATACGTTCTTAAGGTTGATGACAGAATCATCAGGATGATCTAGTTCGCCTGTTGCTCTGCTGTCTTTCACTATTTTTTGATAGTTATTTATTTCTTTCTCCAGAACTTTCTTTGGATAAACTCGTCCGTTTCCGTTCTTCTTTCCTGCTGTTTGAATACGACCGGTAAGATATACGGCACCGTTCTCGATTACTTCTTTCTTTTGTCTCTCACTCAGTAGATCAAGACAGCGTCCGTTCGGACACAGTTCAAAAAATTCTGTTAATAATTGTTTACTCATTTAAATCTCCAAATATACGGGCGTCACCCGCCTGAGTCAGCTACCTGAGCAGCAACGACGAACTGGTTGTAACATCCATTTTTTCATCATAACTCACCTCTCTGTTTTGTTGCACAGTTACATGTTGTTTTATTTCCTTGAACCTTTAGTCCTTCATCATTCAACAACATTGAAAGAAAATAAGAAGTACCAGAAGATATCCATCCACAGACAAACATATTACCTATATTATAATCAAATGTAAATAGTTCCGTAAATCCGTTTATGAAAAACAAAAACATACCAACCCAAAAGCCCATACACATTGAGCAGTTGGCCATATAACCGATAAGACCCCATTGGTCTCGTGCAGGTCTTACTTTTTCAAATACCTTGGAATAAACCAAGATCTGTGTTAAGCCATAAGCAGTTAAAATAAAATATAACAAATCCATCTCCATATTAATAAGTGTCATATCGACCTTTCTCTTTTGCTAATTCTGCACTATATGCATCTGAAAAACCTGTTGAGCCTCTGTCCGATAGTTGACCTTCCAACCATTTCATATCCTTCCCGGACTTTAAATATCTTATATTTAGCAAGTGGTTTCTTATTAAATTTCTATAGGTCTGTTCACTCTGTGATGTGTCTTCTTTTTCAAAAGAATGGTCAGTCGCTAACTCTTCAGGTTTATCATATACCCCAACATCACAATCATCGTTAGGATCATCTGGTGTACTGTTGTTGTAATCAAATTTGAAGTTTCCCTGATCTGTCTCTCTTTTCCTGTAAGCTGCATCTTCTGCCTCTATCTTATTCCACACTTTCTCTTTTGCAACATCAGTGGTACCAAATGAATGATCCGATGTTACACCGTAGCCCTTGTCTTTTGCTACCGTAAACATAATATCATAAAGCATTTTGGAAAAACCTTTCCCTCTTGCCTCTTCTTCGACATAGACTCCGCCTATTTGATAAGTTTTTGGAATACAAGGTTCTTGTGTCTCATCATAACTCAAGTATCCAACAATGTACATTCCATTGTCCACAATTGTTGGCATCATGTGATATAACACCAGTTCTCCGTTGTCGCCATTATCCTCATGATAAAGAGACAAGGATCCAAATTTTTCTGGTTCGTAATCATAGAGAGGACTCTCTGTCAAGAACTTCCTCCAACTTTCCATTATAAGTTTCATTAGTAAGTGTACCTTCCATAGAAATATGGAGAAAACATACCTCTTTGCTTGATCGAACCCTTTTCATCTTCATGCGGAATCTCTCCAAGCTCGGTTGAATTTTCACCATCTGGTTTTATTAGAGCATCTTCCATCTGTTCGTCGTGACCCTTTGAGGCTTCAATATATGGAAGCTCATCTTTCATCCACTCAGATATTTGGAAAACAACTGTTTTTAATGCATCTCTCTCTGTTGCTTCGTGAAGTTTTCCTTCTAGTGAGCCGTAAACATTTCCACCCTGAATTGAATCATATTCGATAACTCCTGAGCGTCTAAGGTGTTCCATAAGTCTAGACTCTGCTCCATAAACAACTTCAGACATCAGATCTTTTGCAAAAGCAACAACCTTCTTTTTTTCAGTCATTACAATAATGTCAATATCCTTGTGATCAAATATCATAAGATCTCCATTTAAAGCCTTTCTCATATTCATTTTAAAATCAATACGCTTTTTGTTTGAGTTTTTGATCTCGACACTTATGGTTGGTTTAATCTTAACGTTGATGGTTCTGTCTATGTCTATTGTTACGATATCTTCTGGTGGTAGTATTTTAACTTTCATTTTTGCTGATCTCCGCAAGTAGGTCTTGGATATAAAACACATCCTTGACCATGTTTTCTGTTATTGGTTGCTTTGAAAAATTTTCAAGCTTTTCTTTAACTTGAATGAGTTTATCTCCGTAGTTAGATTCAGAAAGTGCTTGGATCTCACTCTTCAGTCTTCCAAGTTCTTCGTTCATAAATGATTTGAGTCCCAAGCCATTATCGGAGAACGATGTGATATAGTTTGTTAATAAACCTCTCTGTTCATCTCTGAGTGTGTGTTGATATGTTTCATTGAACTTATTTATGAAAGTGTTATAAGTCAAACTATCAAGGGTTTTCATTTCTTCGCTTTTAAGGGCCCTAGGTTGAGAAACAACAAGGGTCTTTACTCTATCCTCTATCAACAGCCTAGTCTTAGGTTTGGAGCCCTTAGAATAGAAATACGAGCCAACTGTTGCTATATTTTTATAGTTGGGTATAAAGTTTCCAAAAACGTTTGAAGAAATAGTTTCGTTCATCTCTTTGATAAGTTGAGTTTGGCAATTGAATATTTCCTTTCTGTTGAGTTCGTTCCAATCCTTTCTAACTTCGGTCATAAACCGAGTTGCAAATTCTTCGGAAAGACTTTGGGTCTCAAGCAGTTGCTTATATTGTTGTAAGTCATTATACAACGGAGATCCTTTTGAGAAGTTGTTCTTTAGAATCTCAACCACCGTTTGTTTTGTGGTCTCGTCCTTTCGTACGATTGCCTTTGTCATTTCTTTTATAAGACATTCGTAAAGAAAAGCGGTATTTCTTTTCTTATTGTGTTTCATCTTCGGTCTCCTTTTTAAATAAACCTTCTAATAACATCTCGACATCACGAGAGACAGCAAATAACTTGTCCTCGTCTTTGTCCATTTGTTCGTACATAGTATTTAGACTTCCATAACCATAAGCTCCTTGAAACTTTGTTCTTTTTGTCGTACCATGTTCTCCACCTCTAGCTACGTTCTTTAAGTGTTTTGTTACTCCGCCCTTCTTAGTTGTTGGTGGTTTTACAATTAAATCATCACGTTTAGCGGGAGGAGGTTCGGCGAGAAGATCAGTATCACCCCCTTCATCATCACCAGTTTCCCCAGCAATGTCCTCGCCTTCACCTCCGAGATCAAGGTCACCACCGAGGTCACCTTCGGCTCCACCGAGGTCTCCGAGACCACCGGCAAGTCCGCCGCCTCCGCCTTCACCTTCAGCAGCTTCTCCACCAGCGGTGGCTGCTTCCAGTTTAGCGGTATACTTCTTGTCGAAGAACATTTCTCTTTGATTGCGAAGGAACTCGTCTTCAGACATTCCTAAGAGGTTCTCCGCAATCCAGCGTTTTGAAAAGTAACCTTCAGTAGCAGATGCTGCGATATCGAACTTCTGTTTCCAATGTTCGAGTTCTTGTAATTCTGCGATCTTTGAAGGATTATTAAGATGTAATTTAAAGGCTAACAAATCGTCCTCTCTATATCCTAAAGTATATAAATGTATGATACCGACTTTTTCAAGCTCAGAAATCGCTACTCTCTGTAGTCTCTGGATGGTTCTAGCAAAACGAATATCTTTCTGTGCAAGTGTGGTTTTATCCTCTGTTGCTCCTTCTCCCATGGTAAGATACGACTGTGGTATCTTAAGTGCGGAGAACAACTTATCTCGGAGGTACTTAACATCGTCAATACCGCCATTGAAAGAGGCTCCGGGAAGAGAGATAATATCTGTGTTTGATTGTCCTCCACGAATCGGAATGTAAAAATCTTCCTCAACCGACATTGGGTTATAACGAAGATCAACCTTACCGGTCTTTGGATCAACAATTTGGTGACGCTTCATTTGAGTCATAACTTTCTGCATGTATTGTTCAACCTCTTGTGGAGGAATGCCACCAACATCGATCTTAAATACACGACGCTCAGGGGCACGAACAATACGATAAGCCATCATGGCATCTTCTAATAAGATAAGCTGTCTGTAAATCCGACGAGAAGGCTCCAGAACAGAAGTTCCATATGGAGCATGCTTGTCATTCCCTAGAATGCGAAAATGAGCAACTTGCCAGTTTTCAAGCGTAAGAGCAGCTGTATTCCATTGGTATTGAACATAATTAGGATTAGTTTGATCCTCTCCTTCCAGCCTTTCAATTTCTTGCGGAGGAAGTCCAATAGCTGCTCGAATTCCTAACTGCTCGTCAATATCTAGATATAGAAAGAAGTCTCCATACTTACACATTGTTCTAGCCCAGCCAAACAAATTGTGTTCTATGTTTAAGATATTATGATATAAATTTTGTAAAATATGTTTAATTTCTTCGTTAGCGCACTTGATTCTCAACATGGGACGAATGTCTGTGTGTGTTGTCATCTCATCAGCATAGATATCTAGTGATGAGGCAATCTCTGGGACGTATTCCATTTCATCAAAATCAACATATCTCTCGGATCTATTACGATTAGTGATCATGTTCATGGTGATGTTGTTTATCGGATTATGTTCCCACTTTTTAAATTGCTTACCAGAGGCTGATTTGAAGCGATTAGCAAACATATCCAAATCTCTTCTTTTAAGTTGCCTACCAGTTTGTGTTCTTCTTTGCGTGATAGGACCAGAAAATAATCTGGTTAGTGCCTTAAACAAATCCGATTGTGGATTATAGGGCGACTTTTTATTATATTTTGCCATAAGTTAACCTTTTTGTAGTAAATAGTTATATTATACCATAAAGTAAGGACTTTGTCAAGTCATCCCTTGAAAATCCAAGCGAATTCTCTAGCGATACCTATCTCTTCTTCATACTTCTTTTCAAATTCTTTGCTATACTCTTTCATACCCGGGATTGCTGTGTTGATAGTTTTACCCGTTGAATACATGGCATCTACCATCGCCTTCTTATATAATATCTCTTTTTCGGACACTTCTAACGCTGTGTCTCGAACCCAACATGCAATTGCGAGAGACATTATCAAGTCATCATGATAGCTTCTCATCGCTTGAGGTTTTCCATTATTCCAAATAAAAGTTTTTGTCTCCGAGAATAGCCGTTGAGATTTTGGTTTGACAAGTTTGTTTCTAATATATTCTTCAAGTTTTGCGACGATCAGGGGTCTTGTTTTTGTTGACGTGGTAAAACCCATAACAGCATTTGAATTATATTCTCCTGTTAAAGCATCAACATATTCATGAGTTCCTTTTATTGAATAATATAAGTTAGGATACTCAAGGTCTCTGAGCTTCTCGCAAACAGAGATTCCAATACCGATATTCTCAACAACCAAGAGACAACCTCCATACTCTTTCCCTGCATCGTTTAAGATGCGAGCGAAATGATCGAGTGTCGGCTTGCCTTGATACTCAGCAACGGCTTCCATCGTATCTGTTCTCATAATATGAAATACGGAACTATCGGCTCCATCTCCACGAGCAACGTCTGCTACGAGAAGATAAGGAACACCTTCTTGGTACTTCTCCCATATCCACATGTTTCTATCCCAACCCGTTCTATACTCTGGTTCACAAATTTGCTGATGTATCCAAGAGATATCGTCTGGGTGAATGACTGTTTCTCCAGATGTGTTGAAGTTACACTCAAGCTCTTGTGCTATTTGTCTCCGAGACATATTTTTTGTTTCTTTCTCGAACCAAGCCTTATCCCGCTCGGGGTGAACGTCCCAACGAAGAGAAACAGGGTGGAACTCGTTGTCTCCGTTCTCAGCATCAGTATAGGTTCTGTGGAACCAGTTTCCAACACCCATAGGGGTCGACAAAGCGATACAGCGACCACCTGTTGATAGAGTAGGGTAAAGACCTGCCCAGAGGTCATCAAGCCCTTCAACGTGTGCTGCCTCGTCTATAATGAGCAAAGATAGAGCTTCCGAACGACCAGCGTCTGCTGATGTTCCGACTGCTTTGATCGTGGAACCATTCGAGAGTTCAAACGAGTTTCGGTTATCGATTGTGATCTTTGCAACCTGCATCCATGGCGGAAGGTTCTTCATCACTTGTTTTACCTTTTTGACCAAGTTAGCTGCTGTTGTGAACTTTGTCGCCATTACAAGAATATTCTTTTCCTTGTGGAACAGCATAAACCAAACAGCATAAGCAGCAGAGATTGTAGAAATGCCCAGCTGTCTTGCTTTTAATATGACGGTGAAACGATAATCATTAAAGTCATTGACAAGTTCATCTTGATATGGATACGTGTTAAATGGAATAAGACCGCGAAGTGGATGAGAGATTCTGCAATAGTTATTTATAAAATATACAGGATCTTTTCCGGACTTGACGATCTCTTTTATAATCTCTTTCTTTGATAACTTGAGAGTCATGTGCTCCTATTGCTTTGGCAAAAGAGAGATAGCCTTGTGGATCATCATGATCACTTCTCTATTTCTAAGCTTCACAGCCAATTCTAAACCCGCTTTGAGTTCTTCGAGATCATATACTTCCTCAAGTTCTTCCGAGCCTTCAATGCCTTCATCGGCATATTCTGCTGCTTGAGAATAAACAGCATCCATTTCTTCTTTAATAATTTGAGTCAATCTTTCTTTTGATATTTTCATTTCTGATTCGCTCCTTTTTTGCGTGTGTCATTACTCGGACGTTTGTTTGAGAACTGATCTAAAAACTTTCGTGTAATTTTTCTTGAGTCTTCAATGCTTGCCTCAAGTTGTGGGAGTTCTTTAATACCCGATATCTTATAGTGCTGTTTGGCATTACAAAAAGAACGAACCCTAGATGTGGATTGTACAAGGACATTCGCTTCTCCATCCTTCGTAAGAGTAACAGAATTCCCAGTAACCTTTTTATATTCCTTTTGAAGGAACTTCTTGATCTCATTCATTTGACGATCAATATCTCCGGCAAAGTTATTTGCGTAGACATCCTTAAGTAGAACATCTGATTGATAAGAGAGACACATCCTGTTTCCATAAAACTTAACAAAAAAACCATCAACGACTCTAGAGTCATTCAGTGGGCATCCGTTTTCTCTTTTCATTCCCATGCTAACACTTTCACCCGGTCGGACGAAACGTTCATCGTGGGCTCCGTCATAAGCATTTGCAGCTGCTTGTGAAAGGCCTTGTATAATTTCTAGTGTTGTACTACTCATAAGTTTCTCCTTTATAACCTTGTTTGTATCTTTGAATTACTTCATCAGCCATAGCTTCAATGTTTACCATAGAAGTAACAACTTCATTAGATAAAGGTGATATTTCAGCTTCAGCTTCTTGATCTTGACGCTTACCAATTTTTTCAAGAGCTATGTCGGTAACTTGATCCATTAGTTTGAATAGATGATCGTTTGGATCTGGTTGGTCCAGAGGCGCGGTAGCTAAGGTCTGTATTCCTTCATCCACAACTGCCTCTAGTTCTTCTTTAATAATTTGCTTTAATTGTTCATTTGTTATTTTCATTACTAGGTCTCCATCCTTTAAGCCATCGTTCTTC